ATCGGTGACTTGCTTGTTGAAATCATGTCATCTAACATTGAGCAGGAAATAATTGATGAAACTGGAACAATCGATTCTCAAGAATCTGGTCTATAATGAGGACTACCTAAGAAAAGTATTACCATTCTTAAAAGATGATTATTTCTCCGACAGAACGGAGAGGACACTATACAATGAAATCACCTCGTTTACTGAAACTTACAATACTCCGCCTACGATTGAAGCACTCTCAATTGCCGTCAAGGAGAGGAACAATCTTACGGATGATGAAGTTAAGAACTGCGAAACTTATCTCCAAGAAATTGAAGCTCATAGCAAAGAGCAAACCGAGGTACAATGGCTTGTTGACAAGACAGAGAAGTTTTGCCAAGAGAAGGCGGTATACAATGCTGTATTGGGGGCAATTTCAATTCTCGATGGTAAGGACAAAAGTAAAGACAAAGGTGCGATTCCCGCTATATTATCGGACGCCTTGGCCGTTTCATTTGACACAACAGTAGGACATGACTACCTTGAAAACTCTGATGCTCGGTTTGATTTCTATCATAGAAAAGAGGAGCGAATTCCTTTTGACCTCGAATACTTCAACAAGATTACAAAAGGTGGTTTACCAGCTAAAACTCTTAATATTGCTCTCGCTGGTACAGGCGTTGGCAAGTCTTTGTTCATGTGCCATGTTGCAGCAGGCGCTATGGTACAAGGTAAGAACGCACTCTACATCACTCTTGAAATGGCTGAAGAAAAGATTGCAGAAAGAATAGATGCAAACTTGTTGAATGTTACACTTGATGACCTGATGGATTTACCAAAAGAAATGTATGACAAAAAAGTTGCCAAAGTCCGTGAAAAGACCACAGGTAAACTTATCATCAAAGAATATCCAACCGCTTCAGCTTCCGCAACACACTTTCGGACATTCTTAAATGAACTTAATCTCAAACAGTCTTTTATACCTGATATTATCTTTGTTGATTATCTCAATATTTGTTGCAGTTCTCGTATTAAGGCTGGTGCGAATATTAATTCCTACACCTACGTTAAATCGATTGCAGAGGAGCTTCGTGGCCTTGCTGTTGAGTATAATGTTCCTATTGTATCTGCGACACAAACTACAAGATCGGGATTTACGTCTAGTGATCCAGGACTTGAGGACACGTCAGAATCCTTTGGACTTCCAGCCACCGCAGACTTGATGTTTGCTTTGATTTCTTCCGAAGAACTGGAAGAACTTGGACAGATTATGGTGAAGCAATTAAAGAATCGTTATAATGATCCGGGTTATTATAAACGATTTACTCTTGGTGTTGACCGTTCCAAGATGAGACTATATGACATTGAGCAATCCGCACAACAAGGTATTGCAGATGCTGGTAATCAAATTGGCGCACATAATAAAATTAAACATGATAAGAAATCCTTTGAAGGATTTAAAGTATGACGTTGACCAAAGAAGAAGCATTACATTGTGCACAAGTATTTGCTGATTACTTCAGTAGTATTGGAAGTACCGAAGAATATATGCGTGATGAAAAACTAAAAAACTTAGAAAGTTTGCCTTCTTCTTTGTTTCCAATTGAAGATGATTTGTTTTCTGATTTCACCATGCATCCAAAAGATATGGATATTGAGGTATGTGAAATTGATAATACCACTTGGGAATCATTGCTTGCCATTACCAGTTCACACATCAACAAATCACCAGTTGGTAAAAATATACAATTGGCAGTTAAAGAGAGAAACTCAGGAAAGATTCTAGGATTCATTCGTTTAGGTTCACCAGTAATCTATATGAAGCCAAGGAACGAACTCTTAGGACAAGTTTGGATTCAAAATGAAGATACTGCCAAGCGATTCAACACAGCTTGTGTTATGGGTTTTGTAATTGTACCAGCACAACCATTTGGTTTTAACTATCTTGGTGGTAAACTTCTATCAGCCATTTGCACCAGTCATACTGTGAGAGATATCTGTAATAAGAAATATGGTATGAATGTGTGCCTGTTTGAAACTACCAGTCTATATGGTTCTACAAAATCGGTATCACAATATGATGGCATGAAACCTTATATTCGTTTTCGTGGATTAACTGAATCTGATATTGTACCAATGATGCACGGTCAACGGTACCATGATTTAAAGAACTATGTTGAGAATATTACTGGAGATTTACTGGCAGGTGATACATCGACCACTAGTAGAAAATTAAGAACTTTTACCAAAATTATTGCATTAACAAAAGCTGCACTAAAAGGAACAAAAGAAGGTTTAGCTTTTTCTATAACGATTGAGAACGCCAAAAAGTTGACAGAGAAAAAACGTTATTATACATCCGATTTTGGGTATAATAACTCAGTTGATTATATGAATTGTAAGACCGATGAATTGATTCCTGGTGAAAATTATGAAAAACATGAATTATCTAACGTCATTAAATGGTGGAAGACTAAAGCTATAAATAGATACGAAACCCTCAAATCTGAGGGTAGGTTGAGGACAGAACTTGAAATCTGGACTTCAGGTAAAGACATTCAAATTATAAGATAAGATGGCCATCAAACAACCCACATTACAAAATATAAAAGCAGAATTAAAAAAATATTATTCTGTTGATATGGATAGTAAAGGATATTTTGATTCTCCCGATTCCGGAGAAACATCCAATAAAACTGAATTTATTTTAAATCTAGAAAAAACAACATCAAAAAAAGATAGACCAATAATATTATCAGAGTTATCTAAAAAATTTAATAAAATTGGTTTAAATTCAATATACACAGCAGATGCTGCCGCTAAAAAAAGGTCTTCAGCCGGCCTCATCGCATTCAATAATTCCGATTTTTATATTATTGCTAAAGTAATTGAGACTCAATTAAAACCATCAAATATAAAACCTTCAATTGTAAATGATTGGTTAACTCCAGAAGAAATTGTTAGAAATGTTGAGAAATATATTAAATCTCAAGATATTGAAGGTCAAGCTAAAAAACAAATTTTAGAATTATTAAAATTAACTCTTAAAGATAATAATTCTTCCATTCCTTTTAATGCACCTAATGATATTGTTCCGGCAGAATTTTATGAAATATTGACAGCTATAAAATTAGGAGTTCTGTTACGAGCTAATGATAAAACCACATTTAAAACTCTTGGTATACCTCCAAAATTAAATTTATCACAGAGTAAAATTAGAATTAAAATACCCAAACAAGCAAACATGCCACTATTGGATTATTATTTAAGTATTAAAAAAGATGATGATAATGATGACGATGCTTTAAAAATAAGTGTTAAATCAAAAGTAAAAAGTCCAGAAACCAACACAGTAAAATTTGCTGATATTTTTGACGATAAAAAATCCGTTGAAAATTGGTACAACGAATTAATAAATTCTGCAATTAAAAAAAATGAAAGAGGACAAAAAATAATTGCCGAATCTGCAATGGAAATTTATCAAGGTGCAGGCAAAGGCGGTATGTTTTCTGGTCGAGCTCAGGTAGGTGTTCCATTAAATGCAGTTTTAAATTTATTAAATGATGCAAATCAAAATTCAAAAATTGTATCTATATTAAAAGAAAAATTTAAATTGAGTGATAAAGAAACCGTTAATTTTAAAAATTCATTACAAACTATTTTTGATAATATTAGAATTTTAAAAAAGGATGATGATTTGATCAAAGTTATTACCGACAGAAAAGAATTATTGAGTGTATCTGCAATAATTTCAAATAATCTTAAACAAGGTGGTTTGCCAGCTGAAGCCAAATTTAAAAATATAGGAATTATTTGTGAAAAGATACTTCAAACCGCAAGTAAAAAAACGAATCAAACAAATTACAATTTTTATGAAATGTTCTTTGATGAAGTTCTTAGAAAAAAAGAATTGGCCTATGCAATAACAACAATAAATGGTGGACAATTAAAATATAATTTTTACTCTAAAGTTAACTTTGCCTCAGAATATAAAAATTGGATAGAATTAAGGTCTAAAGCTACTGATGTTATTGGATTATCAGTTTAAAATAAGGATAAATTATGTCATTAATTGATTTTGATAAATTAGCAAAAGAATATGGTAACTTAGAAAACGATTTTGGTTTCTCTGCTGTTTCAGAAGAAGAATATAATTCGGTAATCAACAAAGCGACAAGTGAATTAAATAAGGTTGCATCAACCGCAGATGATTATAAAGAAAGGCTTCATGAATTAGAAAAAATGATTGTTCCCTTTTTAACAAAATTACATTCGACCGGAGATAAAGAATACATATATTGGCCGAATCGTAAGCCTACAATCGAAGCTCAGATAGAAAAGATATTAAAATTGACTAGAGAATAATTATGACTGCAACTGTGATTATACCTACCACCGGTTCTAGAGAGTTGTATACTGCTATTGAATCTGTTTTAAACCAAACACATGATACTAAGTGTTATCTTGTATGTGATGGTCCAGAATTTGTTTATGCGGTAAAGAATTTTGTTAAAACCTTTGAGAAACATTCAAATCATAAAAATATTATGGTTTGTAATTTGCCTTTAAATGTAGGTGCCAATGGATTTTATGGCCATCGTGTGTATGCAGCTTTCACACATTTAATCAATACTGATTATGTGTTATATTTGGATCAAGATAACTGGTTCAAACCTAATCATGTAGAATCCTGCATCGAAACAATTCAAAAACAAGACTTAGATTGGTGTTATTCTCTCCGTGATATTTACGAAGATAATACTTTTATATGCCATGATGATTGTGAATCGTTAGGTAAATGGCAAACATATCATGGTGTTAATCATGTTGATACGAATAGCTATTGCCTTAAAACAGAAATTGCGATAAAATTAGCATCTGTATGGCACGGTGGTTGGGGCCAAGACCGAGTATTCTTGGGCGCCATAGCACAACATTTTAAAAAATTCGATTGTACTGGTGAATATACAGTAAACTATCGAGTTGCTGGTAATGCTGGTTCTGTTACTAAGGATTTCTTTATTAATGGTAATCAAGTAATGAATGACAAATATAATGGAGAATTTCCTTGGAGAAAAAAAATCTAATCATTGGTGGATTCACCAATTACGGCATCAATCAATTAAAACCTTGGGTACTATCAGCAAAAGAAGTTGCTGGTATTAATGATGATGTTGTTTTAGTTACAGGTAACACCACAAAAGAAACAGTTGAATGGTTGGAAGGACAATATGTAAAAATTGTTCCTATGTTAGATGTTCCTAATGTTCCAATTCATGTATTGCGTTTCTTATCAATTTATGACTATCTACACAAACATTGGCAAGAATACGAATATGTTATTACAACCGATGTTAAAGATGTTTATTTTCAAACCGACCCATTTGAAACTCTGATTGGTCACAAACTAATTATTGCATCTGAAGGATTAAAATATAAAGATGAACCTTGGGGTAATGAAAATTTATTTCAAGCTTATGGTCCATATGTTTATGAACAATTTAAAAATAATGAAATTTTTAACGTTGGAACATTTGGTGGACAATCTGAATATGTAAAAGATATGGTGTTTCACATCTTCACCAATGGAATCAATAGACCTATTCCCATCGTAGACCAAGCGGTATACAATGTGTTAATCAATACCCAACCATTCAAAGATATTGTAAGTTATACGCATGATTGGGCTGCTGAATTAGGAACAGTTATGGATCCATCCAAGATTGAACAGTTTAGGCCAAATCTATTGTTTAGTGAACCAATTTGGAAAGATAATCAAGTGATGATTCCTCCTATGGCTATAACCCCATTTCCAATCGTGCACCAATATGACCGTGTGCCGTTTTTGAAAAAGTTTGTACAAGAAAAATATGGACAAGAAGATGAATCGCAATATTTTAAATATAGGACATAAAAATGGATTTTGAAAAAGAATATCAAGACGCATGTGTTAGAGATACCGATATACACGAACATTTACCTCTATTGGCTCAATTGTCAGCTGAGTGTTCTTGTGTTGTTGAATTGGGTGTGGGTCGAGCTCAAAGCACTCGCGGATTTCTAAGAAATAATATTGAATTGCATAGTTATGAATATAGTCCTTTACCTGGCATACCTGAATATTTTCAAGAAGCTAGAGAAAGTGGCAGAAATGTAACATTACATGTTGCTGATACAAGAGAAGTTGAAATACCAGAATGTGATATGTTATTCGTAGATAGTCTGCATGTATATGAACAAGTGCAAAAAGAATTAGAACTTCATGCCAATAAAGTTAAGAAGTATATTGGATTTCACGACACCACTACATTTGCTGATAATGGTGAATTTGGTGGCCGTGGAATTTGGCCCGCTGTGCAAGAATTTATTGATTCTCATCCCGAATGGCAAATGATTGAACGCAGAACAAACAATAATGGATTAACGGTACTAAAACGTGTCTGATATATCTTTTTTTCATCTTGCTTCAGTTTATCCCAAAGCAACAGAGAAAATTATTTCTGAAGCAAGACTACATCATCCAAATGAATATTATTTCCTAGGTGTTGATAGTACAACAAGTTATCAAAGTATTGCTGACAAATATAAAACGGATTACAAATATTATCATACTAAAGTTGGTGGACCTAAAGGTGATTATGGATATCGTTTAGATGGAACATTAGAATTTTTGGATCGTTTTCACCAAGCCTGTATGAAAACTGATGTAAATCATATTATAATGATGGAAGATGATGTTTTAATTGTTAAACCAATTACAGTTAATGATACTTGGGAACACGCATGTGCAAACATAACGATTGGTAACATCGTTCCAGAAGGCGTGATAATAATGATTGAGGAACATTCCGGTAAGAGACCTATCAGAACACAATATGGTGCCGGTGGTGGTTCAATTTTTAAAGTATCAACTTTTTTGGATTATTATGATGATAATATTGAATGGTTTAAGAAATATTTTGATATGATACAAATGGTTTATCCCACAATAGGTTATATTGATTGTTTTATGAATGTGTATTATTGGTTAGCAGGTAAAGATTATACTGTAAATCCACATCTTGCTGATACTCACAATCACCAGCCAGGATTTGACTATGAAACCTTTATAAGTAATCAACCACCTGAAATTCAAATTATAAACAACTATAAGAAGTATTATTATGAATGATATTACAATTGTAACAGCTTTCTTTGATATTGGTCGTGGTAAATGGAGTCCTGATAGAGGACTACCTCACTATTTACAAAGAACGAATGAAACCTATCTACAACGATTTGGTAATATGGCCAAACTTGAAAATAATATAGTTGTTTACACATCTAAAGAATTTGTGGATGATATCAAGTTTCTAAGACAAGATAGACCAACACAAATCTTCACGCTTGATTTTTCTAATAGTTTTAAGAAACTAAGAGAAGAAGTTCAAACGGTTCAACAAGATCCAGAATATCAAGCTAAAATAAATCCCATGCAAGTAAAAAATCCAGAATACTGGAATGCTGACTACGTTGTTGTTAACGCTCTGAAATCTTCTTTCGTCAAAAAAGCAATTGAAGCCAATGTTATTCATACAGATTTGGTTGCTTGGTTAGACTTTGGATATTGCCGTGATGAATCCACACTTAATGGTGTTAAATTCTGGCAATATCCATTTGACAAAGAAAAAATTCACTTCTTCAATATTAAAGATTGGGTTGAAGGAACATTTATTCAAGATGTAATTGCCAATAATGATGTTCATATCACAGGTCCTTGTATCATCGCAGACAAAAAAATGTGGCCAACACTAGAAGCGCTAGTTCATCATAGCACAGATGAATTATTAAAAAACAATTTAATCGATGATGACCAAACTTTATTATTAATGTCTTATCTACAAAAACCAGAATTGTTTGAATTACATCCAGTCTCAAATCAAGATTGGTTTGTTGCTTTTAGGAATTTTAGTGAATGAAAATTTATCTTAGTGGAACAGCAAATCTTGGGGACTTTTTAAATGGTTTACCCGTTATGTCTGGCATCAGTAAGATGTATGGTAAATATGATTTAATTATTAAACATGAAATGAAAAAGTTTAAAGGATTAAAAGAGTTCTTGATGTACCAAGATTTGTTCGTTTCTGTTGAATTTGATGATGATATATTTTTTTCTGGTACAACTAATATGAGTAGTTGGCCAGCTAGAGAAAATAAAAATAATAAAAATCGACCAATTGAAACTTGCCGTTATGAAAATTTTATGAAAGATAATTATCACATGAAATTTGAAGTTGATGATAATTTTATAGTAAAAACTCCAGAATATGATATTGAAATTAAAGATGAGTACTATGTTGGTGATAGGTGGGATATTGGTAATATAGACACCCGCAGAGAAACTTATGTATTGTCTCATCTTAGAGGTTGTGAATTCATTGATTTTAATAGACCAATGTTAGAAAATGCTTACATCATTAAAAATTTAAAGAAACCATTTATTACTAATTTTACTGGTGTCGGTATGTTAGCTGACTTATGTAATGTTCCTTTATATTGTGTATGGAAAGCAGAAGATTGGAAACCAGAATTTAGAATAGGTGACGATGTGAGTTGGGATGATGGAAAAAATATCGATAAAGTTTTTGAAAAGCATTTCTATCTTAATCGTAAAGCAAAATTGGTTCATGCCAATGAATTAGAAAGTTTATTGTGATTATCAATATTGAACCAGGTACCTTTGGTACAATTCGTAATGGTGACATGATTGGTGTTGCCAATGTTCTAGAACACATTAGAAAAACCAATAACAATCCCACAATACAGTTTCATTTGAAACCAGGAAATATTAGCTCAGACACACATTGTCAAACATTTTATGAGATAATGTTGAAGATGACTAACTATTTCTCCAAAGAAGAAGGTGTAGAGTCCTTACCTTGGAGGAAAGTTAATGTTTGGGACTTTAGAGACATCTCCGGAGACTTGGTAAAAATACACAATGATGCTCAAATGGAGAAGAAGATTGTTATTTTCCCATTATTTGATGCACCATATAATACTTATAGAAATTGGCCTAAAGAACTTTTACCAAAATTGATTGAAAAATTTAGTACCGATGAGTATAAAGATTATGAAAAAATAATCTGTAAAAAAGGTGTACCGACAGAAGGTTGCCCATTTGAAAGTTGGAGGTATTCTACCAACTTCGTTCAAAATTATTATCATATTACCACATGCGAAATATTTGTAGGTGGCGATACTGGTTCTAGCCACTTTGCTTGGGCGCTTGATAGAGGACCTAAAGACCTGATATACTATAACTCTAGTAGGGGATTGATACACACTTTACCATTTTATCTATTACAAGGCAAAGGTACAATCAAAACCTACTGGTTAGATTTTGAGGGTACTAAATTTAATTAGATGGCCCAAAAAACAATTAGCATAACATGTATCGATACTTTCTCTTATGACAAGTCAATATTTGCTATAAAAAAAACGATAGAAAAATTAAAGGATATAACCAACTTAACTTGTGTCTACTGGTTTAGTGATATTGACATTCCTGAAAAATTAGAAATTCCTGTGAAATGGATAAAAATTGATAAATTATCAGAAGATTTTAATGATAAGTATTCTGAAATAACTTTAAAACTATGTCCCAAACATTGTGTAGAAGATTATAATCTTATTGTGCAGTATGATGGTTTTGCTGTCAATTCTGATGCCTGGACGAATGAGTTTTTAAATTATGATTATATTGGCGCAGTTTGGCGTGATGGTGTTGTTGGAAATGGAGGGTTTTCACTTAGGTCCAAAAAATTATATGAAGCTCTAATAGAATTAAATCCAGAAACATCTTCCGACTTAATAGATAAAACATTTAACAATTTTGTGTTAAAAGCTGATAATCCTAACAAAAAATATGTGCCAGAAGATGTTATTATCTGTAGAATATTAAAAGATAAATTAATCCAAGATTATAACATTATATTTGCACCATCTGGAGTAGCATCTAGATTTAGCGTTGAATATAGTAATTCTAAAGTACCAAAGCACTGGTTGGGCAAATCTTTAGGATTTCATGGTAAAGATGGAATTGCCAAACACTATGGTTTTGATGTATAATTCCAATAATTTTAATCACTATGTATCGAAGCCAATATTTCTACATTCGGCACCAGAAAAATTGGATGTTGTATAAATAAGGAGTCCGGCAACCAAAGTGTGTTGCTAATCTGAAGGAAAATTAATGAAGTCATTTATCACATTTCTCAAAGAAGAAACTGAGACGGGTTCCGAACTAAAGCATATACATCATGCTGAAGATAGACCATTGATGCACGGCCATACAGGGTTTGAACATGCACATGCCGCATTAATGAAAGCTCACGAACACATGGTTGGTGGCCATAAAAACACCAATTTAACGATGAAATATGATGGTTCTCCATCACTTGTTTTTGGTCATCATCCTAAGAATGGTAAATTCTTTGTTGCAACCAAATCTGCCTTTAATAAGAACCCCAAGATTAACCATACAGAAGCGGACATTGATAAGAATCATGGCCATGCTCCCGGTTTAGCACATACACTCAAACATGCACTAAAACACTTACCAAAAGTAACACCAAAACATGGTGTATTCCAAGGTGACCTAATGCACCATGCTGATACAAAGACCTTACATGAAGGTTATATTTTAGAAGCAAAGGGTGACGTTTCCTTTACTCCAAACACCATTACCTATACTGCTAAAGGTAAAGAAGCAGAAAAGATTAAAAAATCTAAAGTTGGTGTAGTGGTTCACCACCAATATAGTGATGACATGAAACATGCTTCACCTCATGTTGATACAAGCAAATTCAAAGAACATCCAGATGTCCATATTCATGGCGCAGAACATGACACCAGTAAAGTTAAACACTCAGCTGAAAATGAGAAGTCTTTCCAGAAACATATGTCTGCTGCCAAAGAAATACATGATACACATGGTCATAAAATGTATGATTCTGTTCATCCAAAACATAG